CTGAAAAAGGATCAAACCTTCATAATCGACCGCAACAATGCAATATTTGAGTCAACCTTTAACGAAACTCTCGCCAAGGAATATCGTGCTGGGCATTTTATCCACGCTGGCGGCATGTTTGTTATCAACGACCCGAAATATGTGCATATTCAAGAGGATACTGAAGCTGAGCTAACAGACTACGCTCTGGAACACATAGATGAATGCTGCCTGATTTTCAATCGTGAAACCCGTGTTAGCAAGCATTACGACGATTCCTATTATAGAATCTGTTTCCTCTGCAGGGACGCTGATTCCAAGAGCTTTGTAGAAGCCAACTTCAATCCCCGTGAAGGAAAAAATGAGGATGTACTCAAAAGGGCCCAAGAAATGTCTACCATTATGGCGGAGGCCAAGCGTGTCAGTGAAATCCTCGCTGATATTCCTTCTTCCTTCTGTGGCACACTGGATTATCATGTGAAGCGCCGTGGATATACCAATGAAAAGATGGAAGAACGCACCGGTATTAGCTCTCGCATGATTCAGGATTACAGAAACAAACGAGACGCAAAGCCTACTCTGCCAAGCGTCCTTGCACTGTGCATCGGACTGAATCTGCAACCGGCCTTCTCTTATGACCTTATTTCAAAGGCGGGTCACAACATTATGATTCCTATGGAAGAAAATCTGGTTTATCAATATTTGATTAACAACCATCACATGGAAAACATCCGTATGTGGAATCAGAAGCTGCAAGATGCCGGAATTGCACAGCAACTCCCTAAAAACGGCAATAAAAATACCGCTCCGTAAAAATAATTCGGAAGTGCCATTTCCGGTTAATATCACTGTGTTTTCAAGGCGTTCACGCTATCAAGGCGTGGACGTCTTATTTTTTTGCCCATTTTACAGACTTTTGAGGCGGTGCAGACGGAAATGCCACTTCCTCGTGCTTTTCGCCCTTCCCGACTACAATATAGGTGTGAGGTAAATCCTCACGAAAATCATCATCAATTGTACCGCCTGATCCCCGGTAGCTCAACGATTCATGGTGAACAATTTAATAATAACAGCTGCCTTGTGAGCAGGCCGCTGCAATCCGGAACGGAGTAATTCCGTCAGGACTGCGGTTCTATCATTGCGCCTTTTTGCAGCTGTACCAGAGTTCCTCCGTTTCGAGACATCGACAAACGGAGGAACTTATTATGTCAAAGAAAGAAAACCAGAGTAAAACAGAAACCCGTCGTATCTACATCCGTAGCCAGCGTCGCTGGCAGGAAGTACCCGAAGAAGTCTATCAGGAACATATTCGCTTCCATGATACCTACCGTCACAGAATGCAGGACCGTGGCCTCTGTTGCTGCCCTCGCAATAAGTGGTGGGTCTGCGATGCCGACTGTCTGACCTGCGAATACCGCAACGCTGATGTCATCGCTTCATTGGATGCACCGATTGGTGAGGAAGACGATGACCTGATTCTGATGGATACCATTGCTGATGAAAGCGTGGCCGTTTCCGAACTTGCCTCCGACCGTATTGTGTTAGAGCAGCTGTTCAAACGCCTCGCCGACCTGATGCCGGAAGCTGAAAATATCGGTAAGCTGCGTATGCAGGGCCTTTCCGATGAAGCAATCGCCAAGGAAATCGGTATTCCTCGCACCACATTCTTGTCCCGCATCAAGGCAGCGAAGAAGCTACTGGCACAGGAATATCCTGACTTCTTTTAATGGGTACACATCCACTCTGGCCGCTGGCAAAACCGGCGGTCAGAACTTTTTCAAAAAATTTTATCCTTCCTTCGTCAAACGCCATCTCTCATCTCCAAAAGGGAGTGTAAGGAGCAGAAAACAAGCTGCTCCACCACGAACAGGAGGTGAACGACATGACTCAGGCCCACAGCCGCACCGTGGATACCGAAGCCGAGGTAATTGAAATCCTTGTTGCTATCAGTCAGGTATCCGCACGAATGGCAAGAAATCTCAGCGTACTTGCCGCAAGACAATCCGAGGAAGGAGGAAAACATCATGAGCAAAATGAGCGAAATGGCTATGACCATCGAAGAGTTACGCACTGCTGCCGCTGCTATTACTGATGCAGCCAACTATCTGGCCCAGCTGTTTTCCGACAGCGATGCAGAAAAGCAACCGGAAGAAAAAGCACCGGTACAGAAACCCGCATTGACGTTGGAACAGGTACGTGCCGTTCTCTCCGAGAAATCCCGTGCCGGTCATACAGCAGGTGTCCGTGAACTGCTCCAGAAATACGGTGCCAGCAAGCTCTCTCAGGTGGACCCGTCCAATTATGAAGCACTGCTTCGTGATGCGGAGGTGATCGGGAATGCCACCTAAAGCACACGCCATTTTATCTGCGTCATCTTCCCACCGCTGGCTGAACTGCCCGCCTTCTGCAAGGTTATGTGAAACCTACGAAGACAAAGGCAGCGATTATGCCGCCGAAGGAACTGACGCACACAGCCTCTGTGAATATAAGCTCCGCAAGGCGCTGGGCATGGAGGCAACAGACCCTACCGAGAATCTGACTTGGTACAACGAAGAAATGGACGACTGCGCCAACGGCTACGCTTCTTATATCTTGGAGCTGGTTGAAGCCACAAAAGAAACCTGCGCTGATCCGGTGGTCCTCATCGAGCAACGTGTCGACTTCTCTCGCTGGGTAGAACAAGGCTTCGGTACTTCGGATGCCATTATCATCTCTGACGGAATGCTCCATGTGGTGGATTACAAGCATGGCCTTGGTGTTCTGGTAGAGGCTGATAACAATCCGCAGATGATGTGCTACGCCCTTGGTGCCTTGGAGTTGTTCGATGCCATTTACGACATCGACACCGTGGCGATGACCGTATACCAGCCAAGACGCCAGAATGTATCCACATTCGAGATGTCCAAGGATGACCTTTTCTGCTGGGCCGATGAAGTCCTGAAACCAACGGCAGAGCTTGCCTTTGCCGGTGACGGAAACTTCCTCTGCGGTGAGTGGTGTGGATTCTGTAAAGCCAAACACGAGTGCAGGGCCAGAGCCGAAGCAAACCTGATGCTGGCGCAGTACGATTTCAAACTGCCTCCGCTGTTGGAAGATACGGAAATCGAGGTCATCCTCTCCCGTGCAGACCAGCTGGTCTCTTGGGTCAACGACATCAAGGAGTACGCACTCCAGCAGGCCATCTCCGGCAAGGAATGGACCGGCTTCAAATTGGTCGAAGGTCGCAGCAATCGTCGCTACACCGATGAGTCAGCTGTAACCCAGACCGTAACCGACGCAGGCTTTGACCCGTATGAGCGCAAGCTCCTCGGTATCACGGCCATGCAGAAGCTGCTCGGAAAGAGCCGCTTTGACGAACTCCTGTCGGCCTATATCGAAAAGCCGCAGGGCAAACCCACACTTGTACCGGAAAGCGATAAACGCCCGGTCATGAACAATGCAAAAACTGATTTTATGGAGGAAAACGATTATGAGTAAGAATGTAAAACCTGTAAATCCCATGAAGGTCATCACTGGACCTGAAACCCGCTGGAGCTACGCAAATGTCTGGGAGCCTAAGTCTATCAATGGCGGCACTCCTAAGTACAGCGTGAGCCTCATTATCCCTAAGTCCGATACTCGCACTGTTGCCAAGATTAAGGCTGCAATCGAAGCTGCCTATAAGGAAGGCGAAGCAAAGCTCAAGGGCAACGGCAAGACCGTACCTGCACTCTCCATTTTGAAGACTCCTCTTCGTGATGGCGACCTTGAGAGACCTGACGATGCAGCTTACGCCAATGCGTACTTCATCAACGCCAACGCTACCACTGCTCCCGGCATCGTGGACGCAGACCGCAATCCTATCATGAGCCGTTCCGAAGTTTACTCCGGTGTATACGGCCGTGCCAGCATTACCTTCTACGCTTTCAACAGCTCCGGTAATAAGGGCATCGCCTGCGGCCTCAACAATCTGCAAAAGATTCGTGACGGTGAGCCTCTCGGCGGCAAGGCAAGTGCTGAGTCCGATTTCAATACGGATGAAGACGAGGACTTCCTCGACTAATCACCTAATTCCCAGCGGGGCGGCGGAGCAATCTGTCGCCCTGTTTGGGCATGGAAAGGACGTGACAAATCATGAAAACACTGAGTATTGATATAGAAACCTACAGCAGCGCTCCACTACAAAAGTCCGGTGTCTACCGTTATGTGGAGGCTGATGATTTTGAAATATTGCTGTTTGGGTATAGTGTGGACTCCGGCCCTGTGCAGGTGGTCGACCTTGCCTGCGGAGAACATATTCCAAAGGAAATCCTGCAGGCGCTGGAAGACGACGCAGTCCTCAAATGGGCCTTCAACGCCACCTTTGAACGTATCTGCCTGTCTCGCTTCTTAGGATATCCGACCGGTAATTACCTGAATCCTGAGAGCTGGCGCTGTTCCATGATCTGGGCTGCTACAATGGGACTTCCTCTGTCGCTGGAAGGAGTCGGTGCTGTTCTGGGCCTTGAGAAGCAAAAGCTCACCGAGGGCAAAGACCTCATCAAGTATTTCTGCCAGCCTTGCGCTCCTACCAAATCCAACGGACAGCGCACCAGAAACAGACCATTCCACGCACCGGATAAGTGGGACGCCTTCAAAAAATACAATCTTCGAGACGTGGAAACAGAAATAGGTATCCAGCAGCGCTTGGCGAAGTTTCCCGTTTCGCCTGCTGTCTGGGAGGAATATCACCAGAGCGAAGAAATCAACGATACCGGTGTGCGTCTGGATATGGAGCTTGTAGCGCAGGCCATTGAAATGGATACACTGTCCCGCCAAAAGCTGACCGCTTCCATGAAGCACATGACTGCATTAGAAAATCCCAACAGCGTCCAGCAAATGAAGCAGTGGCTTTCCGATAATGGTATGGAAACAGACAGCCTTGATAAAAAGGCTGTGAACGAGCTTCTGAAAAAGGCTCCACCGGAGCTGGCGGATGTTTTACTTCTGCGCCAGCAGCTGGCTAAGTCCTCCGTCAAAAAGTATCAGGCGATGGAAAACACCGTATGCGCTGATGGCCGTGCCAGAGGCATGTTCCAGTTTTACGGGGCCAATCGCACCGGGCGCTTCTCCGGTCGTAATATTCAATTACAGAATCTCCCGCAAAACCACCTGCCGGATCTGGCCGAAGCTCGTGCGCTGGTCCACTGTGGCGACTTTGCAGCCGTGGAGCTGCTTTACGAAGATGTGCCGGACACGCTCTCCCAGCTGATCCGCACAGCCTTCATTCCCAGAGAGGGCGCACAATTCCTCGTGGCGGACTTTTCTGCGATTGAGGCCCGTGTCATCGCTTGGTATGCAGACGAAAGCTGGCGACAGAAGGTCTTTGAACAAGGTGGCGATATTTATTGCGCTTCCGCTTCTCAGATGTTCAAGGTCCCCGTCGAGAAACACGGCATCAATGGCCACTTACGTCAAAAAGGCAAAATTGCTGAATTGGCTCTCGGCTACGGCGGCAGCGTCGGCGCACTAAAGGCAATGGGCGCTATTGAAATGGGCCTGACTGAAGATGAGCTTCCTTCGCTGGTGGATGCGTGGCGACAGGCAAACCCGAAAATTGTCGAATTTTGGTGGGCCGTAGACCGTGCTGTTATGGAGGCCGTGAAATATAAGCACACGACAAGTCTCTACGGACTGACCTTCTCCTGCAGAAGCGGCATGCTGTTTATTACGCTCCCTTCCGGCAGAAAGCTGGCCTATGTGAAACCGAAGGTCGGAATCAATAAGTTCGGCGGAGAGTGCATCACTTACGAAGGCGTCGGCTCCACTAAGAAATGGGAACGCCTCGATTCCTACGGACCAAAGTTCGTGGAAAACATCGTGCAGGCCACAGCCAGAGACATCCTCTGCTACGCCATGCAGACGCTGCGCCATTGCTCCATCGTTATGCATGTTCACGACGAAGTTGTGATTGAGGCAGATCCACGCATGTCTTTGGAAGCGGTCTGTGAACAGATGGGCCGCACTCCTCCTTGGGCCAAAGGACTCCTCCTTCGTGCCGATGGCTACGCCACAGATTTTTATAAAAAAGATTAAAAGTCTTCGTCAAAACGGAGCGTTCATCTCCAAAGGGTATTAGAGGTGGACGCTCTTTTTCTATGCCCACCGGAAAGGAGGATTCGTGTTTTGAGTATCAGCAAATTCAACAGCGAGGGATATTTTGACCCAACAGCCTACGGCGCACTCTCTGTCATTGAAAAAGAGGAACGCTCCCTTCGTGCTTTCAGACCCATCGTTTATATCTGCTCTCCTTATGCCGGAGATATTGATGCAAATGTGGACGCTGCCAGACGATACAGCCGCTTTGCCGTGGAACAGGGATACATCCCAATCGCACCTCACTTGCTATTTCCGCAATTCCTGAATGATGCGGACCCGAAGGAACGCCAGCTTGGTCTGTTCTTCGGTAATGCCCTGATGAGCAAATGCTCTGAAGTCTGGGTATTTGGCAGTCGCATTTCAGCGGGCATGGAAGCAGAAATCGAAAGAGCCAAGTGGAAGAACTATCGCTTACGCTATTTCACCGAAAATTTGAAGGAGGCTTAACCCTATGTATGAAGTAATCGAAAAAAGAAAAATGCTGCCGGACGGCACTGAAATCTCCACTTATACCCGTGAAGTAGTCAGCGCCAACATCCTCGAAGTCGAAGCCGGTACCACTGGCTATATGGGCGGTGATAGTGGACACGGCGGTCGTACCTATTTCCGCATTCAGGACAGCGCCAGCACCGATATGGAAATCCGCACTTTTGTGGATAAGCATGGCTGTAACGGCTTTGAAGTATTTCTCGGCGGTGACTGCGAACTGGAAACCACCATTCGTGCTTTGAAGTTCATCACCAAAGTGCTGGAAGACGAGTCCAAGGAGGTGTACGACTAATGTTTACCGTTTATTCCGCTGACGTTACCGGCAATCCCGGCAACTGCTCCTATCCGCACAAACATGTGATTTTGGATGCAGCCAACCTCAAGGCCGCAATCAGCCACGACTATGTTTGCGCTGAATACCGTAACAGCTACCGCAACGGAGAAAACTTCATCGGCAGTGACTGTCTGCCGGTGGACTGCGATAACGACCACTCTGAAAATCCTACAGACTGGATGACACCGGAAGATGTAATGCAGGCGTTTCCGGGCGTGACCTTCGCTATCCATTTCAGCCGCTACCACAACCGTGAGAAAAACGGCAAAGCTGCGAGACCGAAGTTCCATGTGCTGTTTCCGATTGAACACTGCACCGATGCTTCGCTCTACAGCGATATGAAGAAGCTGGTCAATTCCATCTTTCCGTATTTTGATACACAGGCGCTGGATGCGGCACGTTTCTTCTTTGGCACTGCTGCCGCTGAAGTGGAGATGTATCCCGGACGTATGAATCTGACGGAATTTCTCAATGAAGACCTGTTCGACGAATATCTGCCGCAGGGCGACTTTGACCACTCTGTTATCCCGGAAGGAAGCCGTAATGCTACTATGAGCCGCTTTGCCGGTCGTGTCATCAAGAAGTACGGTGATACCGAAAAGGCCTATCAGACCTTCTTGGAGGAAGCCGCAAAATGTGTGCCGCCTTTGGATAACGCAGAGCTTTCCACCATCTGGCATTCGGCCCAGCGTTTTTATACAAGGCTCTCTCAGCAGGATGGATATGTGTCACCGGAAGTTTACAATGACCCTTCCTGTTATAAGCCGGAGGACTACTCTGATGTTGGACAGGCTGAGGTGTTGGGAAAATACTTCTCCAGCGAACTGCGTTATTCTCCCGCCACTCACTTTATCCGCTACTCTGACCACTACTGGCAGGAATCCGAGCCGGGAGCGCAGGCCGTTGCTCACGAACTGACTCGCCGCCAGCTGAAGGAAGCTGGAAACGACCTCGTGGAAGCACTCAACAAAATGAAGAATAGCGGCGCTCAGACCATCCTTGACAGCACATCCAAGTCCAAGGCCGAACAGCTGATGAATGAACAGCAGCTGGAAGCCTATCAGGATTTTCTGGCGGCAAAGGCATATCAAGCCTTCGCCATCAAGCGCCGTGATTCCAAGAACATCACCTCTACGCTGAGAGAATCCCATCCTATTTTGGAAATCTCACCGAGAGATTTGGACGCCGATCCCTTTGCGCTGTGTACGCCCGAAGCGACCTACGACCTGCGTAAAGGAATGGCTGGTGCAAGAGAACATTCGCCGGAGGACTTCATTACCAAAATCACCTCTGTTGCTCCAAGCCAGAAAGGTCAGCAGATTTGGCTGGATTGTCTGGATCTGATTTTCCAAGGTGACCAGTCCCTGATTGACTACGTGCAGATGATTTGTGGTCTGGCTGCAATCGGAAAGGTTTATGTGGAAGCGCTGATCATTGCCTATGGCGATGGCCGCAACGGTAAATCTACCTTCTGGAATGCAGTCTCCCGTGTACTGGGCCTTTACAGCGGTAACATCTCTGCGGACACGCTGACTGTCGGCTGTCGCAGAAATATCAAACCGGAAATGGCCGAGGTCAAAGGCAAGCGTCTACTTATCGCCGCCGAGATGCAGGAAGGCTCCCGCTTGAATGACTCTACGGTAAAACAGCTCTGCTCCACGGATGATGTGTTTGCGGAGAAAAAGTATAAAGACCCGTTCTCCTTCAAACCTTGCCACACGCTGGTGTTGTATACCAACCATCTGCCTCGTGTCAGCGCATCCGATGATGGTATCTGGCGTCGCCTTATCGTTATCCCGTTCAATGCAAAGATTACCGGGAAGAGCGACATCAAGAATTACGGCGAGTACCTGTTTGACAATGCCGGTGAAAGCATTCTGGCGTGGGTCATCGAAGGTGCCAAGAAGGTTATCGAGCTGGACTACCAGATTCCTGTTCCCGAATGTGTCCAGAAAGCCATTGATGAATACCGCAGCCAGAACGACTGGTTTGGGCATTTCCTCGCTGACAAGTGTGAAGTTGATGACTCCTATAAGGAAAGCTCCTCTGCGCTGTATCAGGCATATCGCAACTACTCGATGGATTGCAACGAGTATATCCGCAGCACGGCAGACTTCTACTTTGCGCTGGAGAAGGCTGGCTTTGAGCGTATCAAGGTCCATAACAAGCGCTACTTTAAGGGCCTGCGCCTGAGAGCAGAAAACGACGCTGAGGAAGATTTTCTGAACTGACAATACCGTAGGGGTAACCTCCATTAAGGTCATATACAAAAATTCTCTTAGGACTAAAAAATCTGTTCTATAAAAAGTTTAGTAAATGACATTCAGGGAGGTTACCCACTCTACGAAAATTAGCGCTGACGGAGGTAACCGATGTTAGAAAAAACAATAGAACGCAAATTAACCGTGGCGGTCAAAAAGGCCGGTGGCATAGCCGTAAAGTTCGTGTCTCCGAGTTTCGATGGAATGCCCGACCGCCTTGTATTACTACCTGATGGGCTTATTGCTTTTGTGGAACTGAAGGCTCCCGGAAAACGCCCACGCCCTTTGCAGGAAGCACGACACCGACTGCTACGTTCCTTGGGCTTCAAAGTCTATGTGATAGATAAACCAGAACAGATTGGAGGGATGCTGGATGAACTTCAAACCACACGACTATCAAAGCTACGCAATTGAATATATCGAAAACCATCCTGTGTCCGCAGTTCTCCTCGATATGGGTCTTGGCAAAACGGTCATCTCCCTGACCGCCATCGCAGATCTGCTATTTGATAGTTTTCTGGCCCATCGCATTCTGGTTATCGCTCCGCTTCGTGTGGCCCGTGATACTTGGCCTGCGGAATTGAAGAAATGGACTCACTTAAACCACCTGACCTTCGCTGTTGCTGTGGGAACTCCGGCAGAGCGAAAAGCAGCTTTGATGGCCGGTGCCGATATCACCATTATCAATCGTGAGAATGTGCAGTGGCTCATTGAGGAAAGTGGCATGGCCTTCGACTTCGATACCGTGGTCATTGACGAACTGTCCTCTTTCAAAAATCACCAGTCAAAGCGCTTTAAGGCATTGTTGAAGGTCAGACCGAAAATCAAGCGCATCATCGGTCTCACTGGTACACCAAGCTCCAACGGCCTCATGGATTTATGGGCAGAGTTCCGATTGCTGGATATGGGCCAGCGCCTTGGCAGATTTATCACGCAGTACCGAAACAACTACTTCATGCCGGATAAGCGCAACGGGCAAATCATCTACTCCTACAAACCGCTGCCTTATGCAGAGGAAGCCATCTACCAGCAGATTTCGGATATAACGATTTCCATGAAAAGCACCGACTATCTGCAAATGCCGGAGCTGATCTCCTCCCAATATGAAGTCCAGCTCTCCGAGGATGAGAAAAAACGCTACGAGCAGCTGAAGGCAGAATTGGTATTGCACCTTTCTGATGAAGAAATCACTGCTGCCAATGCCGCCTCCCTGACCGGAAAATTGGTGCAGCTGGCCAACGGTGCCATTTATACCGATACCGGCGATGTGGTGGAGTTCCACGACCGTAAGTTGGACGCTTTGGAGGATTTGATTGAAGCCGCCAATGAAAAACCGGTGCTGGTGGCCTACTGGTTTAAGCACGACCTGCAACGCATCAAAAAGCGCTTTGCAGTCCGGGAGCTGAAGTCCAGTAAGGCTATTGAAGACTGGAACAACGGTAAAATTCCGGTAGCAGTCATCCATCCCGCTTCTGCTGGTCATGGACTTAATCTTCAAGCCGGTGGCTCCACACTTATCTGGTTTGGGCTGACATGGTCCTTGGAATTGTACCAACAGACCAACGCCCGTCTCTGGCGACAGGGACAAACCGACCGTACCGTGGTGATCCAGCACATCATCACTAAAGGCACCATCGACGAGCGCATCTTAAAGGCCCTCTCCCAGAAAGAGCTGACACAGAACGCCCTGATTGATGCCGTGAAAGCCAATCTATGACAATCTACGACAAAAATCGACAATCCGAGGACTATCAAATTTTCGGAGGTGCGATATGACCGCAAAAGAATATTTAATGCAAGCCAAGTTTCTGGATATGCGTATCAATTCCAAAATCCAGCAGGTTGAGGCCCTGAATGACCTTGCTACCAGCGCCAGTTCGGTGCTGACGGGTATGCCTCGCAATCCCAATAAGGCCACTTCTAAAATGGCCGATGCTGTTTGTAAGATTGTAGACCTGCAGGCCGAAATCAACCACGACATTGACGAGCTGGTGGATCTGAAAAAAGCAATCTCCTCCACCATCAAAGCTGTACCAAGTCCTGAGCTTCAGACCTTGCTGGAGAAGCGTTATCTTTGCTTTCAGTCTTGGGAAGTCATCGCCGTGGATATGGGCTACAGCATGCACCATCTTTACAAGCTCCATAATCAGGCCCTTGATATTTGCGAAGGTATACTGAAACGTGATACCTAAAGACATAGAATGATACCCGCTTCTTATGATATTATTATAATAGCGAAAAGCGGAAAATCAGGAACGAGCCTTGTGGGAGCAATCCCGCAGGGCTTTTTCTATGCCCTGAAGGAGGTGAAGTAATGCCAAAGAAACCCAAGCGACCGTGTTCCTATCCCGGCTGTCCGAAGCTAACTGACGGTAGGTTTTGTGAGGAACATGAACGCCAAGAGAACAAGCGCTACGAGAAATATGACCGTGACCCTGCCGTGCGCCGTCGTTATGGTCGTGCTTGGAAGCGTATCCGTGACAGCTATGTGCAGCAGCATCCTTTGTGTGAGCTGTGCCAAGAGAAAGGTCTGCTTGTTCCTACAGAAGAAGTCCACCATCGGGCCCCTCTGTCGGAAGGCGGCACACATGCAAGAGATAACCTGATTGCTCTTTGCAAGTCCTGCCATGCCAGAATCCATGCAGAGCGTGGTGATCGCTGGCACAATCACGACCGGTAGGGGCGGGTCAAATCTCTACGACCTTCATGCCGTGCAACGGGCGTGGGGTCTCACGCACAAAATCGCAGTTTCAAACGGGGTATATAAGGCCCTGCCAAAGGAGGTGTATGCAGATGGCTAAGGACGGTACCAACCGAGGCGGCGCTCGTGTTGGCGCAGGAGCCAAAAAGAAGCCCTTAGCTGAGAAAATCGCTGAAGGCAATC